CATGCCAAGCCCACCCATACCAGCCGTCACAGCGGCTGCTCCACCTGGAACTGCTGATGCAACTTGACGTAAACCCATAGCAGCAGCACCACCGGCACCTAAAGCAACAGCTTTTCCTGCACCAAGTGCAGCCCCTCCAAGAGCTCGAGCTCCTCCTGCAACTAATCGACGTGCTAATGCCATTTACTTACCTTTTATTTCTTATTGCCTGAACCAACATATAAACCAAACCATGCAGCACCAGCACCTACAACAGTAGAAACAAAACCTGCCTGGGCCATTGATGGTTCTGGTAATGCCATGAACCATTCCATACATCTATAGAAAGCAACACCATACAACATCATTAATAGTCTTGGAACAATACGCCATTTATCAACAGATGCAGCTGATACCTTATTATACCAACTCTTAGACTCTACAATGACAGTATCATCAGACATATTTATTTCTTCTCTGTTCGTTTTTTCTCGTTTTCTTCTTCTATATATTTTAATAATAATCCATAATATATATCTCGCTCAAAGGGATATAGTTGTTCGATATCCTGTATTCCATACTTATAATGATTGACCAATGAAAAAACTAAAGCATAATAGGACGATGCATTTGTATGGCTCAGGCTTATGTAAAAAAATCAGCTAATCCGCTAAATATTCTTGTCTTAGTCCTCTTTCCTATTTTATATTCTACCGTATGTTCTAACTTTGGCATCGTATCAAAGAACTTTTGTATATCTTGAAAGTTCTGAGTAGTCATTGAATCAATAAAAGCATCAACTTCATTATTTGAATAATCTTTAAATTCGTGAATTTCATCTTCACCAACTAAAACTTTATCGATACAGGCTTTGATCATATCAAATGTTGCTTTGACAACCTGTTGATTTTCTTCTGCTTCAATATTTCCTACACTACCTATTATTTGATAAGTAGGGTATTTCATTTGTAAGGAAACAGCATCGTTTAATATGACCGTAGGGTTATGGCCATCTGTGTATTTTATTTCGACCTCTTTTAAATCAATTTCAACTTCCACTTGTTTTTTAGTTTCTTCATCAACAATAGTAAACTTAGCTATATCATTGACTGAATTAGATCTTAGTTTCAAAAATATATACTCAATATCAAAAGTAGGAGATGCATCTACATTAATATCACCTTCTACAATACAATTATTAATAATCTGTTTAACAGATCGAGTTAAATCCTTTATGTTATTTCCTTCTTGAGCTAATAGAAGAATCTTTTCTTCCTTAACTAAGAATGGACGATAAACTATTTCTTCTTTTGTTGACGGTATTGTCAAATCAAATGTTGGATGACTTAGTACTGGTAACGCCATTATATACCTCCATTAAAAATATTTATTATATATTACCTAAGCTGGCAATGGTTGATCTGGGTTTACTATTACCTAGTATTCGCGCAATTGATGGATCTGCATTAACTTTAGCCATTGCCGCCTCCGTTAGCTCAAACGATGATTGTGTTAACGTAGGGTGTTGTTGTCTATCTGTATTATATGTTCTAAAAGTGAATTGAACAGGTATAACACTAAATGAATCATTTTCAGACCATGCAACTGTTACATCACCCATTTGGATAGGAAATGCTTCATGTAGGATATAGGTTATTATTTCGTTTGCGGTATGATCAAAAGTATGAATAAGGACTGTACTCAAATAGTTGGCGCGATAGTTAACTTCAAATAGTTGTTGCTTTGTTGGTGACGATCCATGTTCTCCTGCTCGGAAATCATAATTAATAATATTATTAAACCAATTGTTAAAAAGTTTTAAAATATATCCCTTATTATCAACAAAGAAAGTTAGTGGAATATCAGTAACCTGTATACCAAAAGGACGTCTATCAAAAGGACCATATCCCATTCGCCGATGATCACTAGATAATATTTGTGCGCCTGGTAAGCTAGCAGAATTACAAAACATTGATAATTTTTGAGTATCCCCTATTTTTCCTTCCGTGACCCACGTGGCTCCAGGTCCTGGTTCAATTTCTACCAGATATAAAGATTGTTTATATAGACCACTATATGATGCTATATGAGAACTAAATTCATTTAAACTAAATCCAACTCTTTTTGGTGGAGTTGGAACTTGCTCACGCTCAGTAGCAGGAGGCCCCCTATGAACTTCAACAACTTTGTCCTTTGAACTAATTCCAAATGGGGTAGAACTTTGGTTGTTTTTAGGTGGAGTTTTTAGATTCTGGGCAAACGAACCCGCTGATTTTTGGTCACTAGTAGTTGTACCAAGACCAGTTCTTATTGCCATTATTGTTGTCCTCTAACTATTTGCCTTGACTCTCGCCATACTTGTTGTTTACTAGCCCCTTGAAATGTTTTTGTTGCCATTGGTAAAAATAATGCCAAGTTCCATTCATTAGGATAAACTGTAACAAAACGAGACTGTACTTGATTATTTAGGTATCTTTTGATGCATGGTTTGTACCATCTTAACTTTCTTAGTCGTTGTAGTATTCGATACGGTTGCATCATTTGTAGCTTATCTGTTTCTTGGAGCTCTTGTCCTTCCTGTAAATTAACATAATCCCATAGGCCATCCATCATTCGAGCTCTTAGAATAGGGGGTAGGTAATGCATATTTAATCCCAAAAAACTATTTTCATTAACATCTATAACAAATACTAATGGAAATTTATCATAATATGGTAATGAAGCTTTTGTTTTTGGATCATATTGAAACATTATCATTCTTCCCCATTCATACCTTCCCTGCCTTAGTACTCTTTTAAATCTTGGGATTGCATGCTGTTGTGGATCTGATCCTCTAAGTATTTGTTGGGGACGTGCTTGAGTTGCAGTTGTACGGAACCATTGGCGAGCATCTACAACATTTTTACCAGTTGGTCCCCCTTCTTCAATTAATCTTTGGAAAATATATGCAACCATTATTTTAGAATAAATTATCCTCTGTTAGTATTTGGAAGTCCCATTTTCTATTTGTGCAGAATTCTTCTGCTGCTTTCCACTTTGCTTCATTAACCCCAAATTGTTTAACCTGTTTAAGATACCGTCTTGGATGTTTAGGATCTTTTATTGGTGGAGCACATTGCTTTTTTGGTTTTACTTCTACTACAGATATATTTATCTGTCCACCACGTGTCTTCTTCTTAACCCAGAAGTCGGGAAAGTATCTATGAATTTTACTATCGATTGGACTTCTATAAGGTATACAAAATTCTTCACTTGACCATTGTATTATATCTGGGTGGTCATCTAAATAAGACATAAGACGACGTTCCCACAAACTTCTATAAATAATGTTAGTGGGATTGCCCTTATACTTCGAAGGATTTTTTGGTTTATATCGGCCTTTATAACTCATATTAATATTTAGGAAAGAAAAAAATGCCGCATATAAGTTCAACAGTGGGTACCAGTCACGGAGAGAGAATAAAGGCGTTAGTTCGACCTCCTGCTGATGTTATGCAAAGAAGAAAGGCTGAAATTTCCGCCAGTCATTTCGGGCCCCTCGGACAAAAAACTCTCATCTTTCCAGGTGATTTGAGTGCACATTTTATGGCTCTTATATTTCATAGATTTCATTATGATACGGAAAGTAATGCTAAAATAGATAAACATAATAAAACTATTATGTTACCAGTTCCTCTTAATCTTCAGGAGCAAATACAAACACAATACAATGATGCCGAACTTGGAGCAGTTGGAGGTGAGATATCTGATATGATTGCTAGAGGTAATGCAAGTGAGATGACTGCCAAGATGAATGCATTTGCACGTGGTGCAGGTGAACTTATGAGTGGTGTAATGGAGAATGGCATTTCGCAGACTGTATCAGATGCTATTAATGATAGTGGTAATATGAGAGGGAATGCAGTAGCTCAGGCTGCAACATTAGGTCTTAGAGAAGGTAACGGATTTCTCGCTGCTGGAATAAATCGATATTTTGGATCGGCTCCTAATCCTCACATTACAGCAATATTTAGAGGAGTAGGATTAAGAACGCATAATTTTTCATGGAAATTATCTCCAGCAAGTCAGCAAGAGTCGGTTATATTAAATAATATTATTATGCATATTAGAGCAGCAATGCTTCCACAGAGAGGGATTGGTAATTTAACAATGAAGTTTCCAGATGAAGTTGATATTTATATTGGTGGTTCATCGGATGAATATTTATATCATTTTAAAAGAGCAGTAATAAGAAACATGACAACTAATTTTGCACCTGATGGAATAACTTCTTTCTTTGCGGGGACTGGTGCACCTACGGCGGTCAATCTTACATTGGATCTTCTGGAAACAAGTATCCATACTCGAGGAGATTATGAAGATGTTAAGCAGGAACAGTTTATACCAGGCCTGGTGCAGACAGCACTAGGCGGTGACGATCCCAACCCGCGGATTGGATATGGGGCCACAGCCCCCACACATCGTTTATCATAATGTCATATTTCAAACATTTTCCTAAGATTGAATTTTTAAATCAGAAAATAGTTAACCTTGCTATTGGAGTAAGATTAGCTTCTTTAATTCAGGATGATGCATTGGCACTTGCAAATTATGCTGTTGTGTCTGGTGAAACACCAGACCATGTGGCATTCAATTACTATGAAAGTTCAGATTTAGTATGGCTTGTTCTTCTTGCAAATAAAATATTAGATCCATATTTTGAATGGACAATGGATGTAAAGAATTTTGAATCATTTATTAAAAAGAAATATGGAAGTATTGCTACTGCTCAAGCAACAACTATACATTGTGAACACAACACTAAAAATATAACATTGTCAGCTGATTCCCTAGCTGTATCTAGTGGTGCATCTGCGAGTGATTATACAGCTATAGATGCATATACTTATTGGGATAAGATAAATGACAATAGACGATTCATTAAATTAGTTAATGTTTCATATTTACCAGTGGTTACAACTGTAATACAAAATGTATTAACTAATCCTCGCTCGTTATAACCAATGGGTGCTAATAATGTAATTGGCTTGGGAGCCCCTGATCATAAGTTTTTGGCAGGTGAGTTTGTACTTACAGAATTATTATTAGGTAAATTAGTAGATGATAGTATACCTGGCCAGGTTAGGTTTCATACAGCGCTAGACCTTCAAGATTTATATACAACATTTAGTATTACACAATCAATACATAATCCATTTATGAGATTAGATATAGCACTTGGTGAATCTAAACAAGCATTTGAACATTTTGGTTCAAAGGGAATGCAAGGTGAAGAGTTTGTAAGAATTAAGTTTCAAACTCCAACTGATGAATTTGCTACTATTGAAGGAATATTTTATGTTACTGGATATTCACCTGTAGGAAAGGATCAACATGATCTAGGCCATGCATTAGTATTGAGTTGTGTATCAAAAGAAAAATTAATTAATGATATATCAACGGTTAATAGACATTTCCGGGGTAACCTGGATGAGATTGCAACGAATATATACAAAAGTGATATAGTACGTCATCCCGAATTTCTAGCTTTAAAGGCAGGATTTTATGGGGCTGGACATGAATGGTCTGAACGAGACTTCAAGGTTGATTTAGTAGATGGTATTCAGTCGTTTATTATTCCAGGATTAAGTCCATTTGCTGCAATGCATTTTTTAACTCTTAGAGCATTTGGTGGATCAGATTTTAAAGGATCGATGTATGCCTTCTTTGAAAATAATAATGGATATAATTTTGTTAATTTAGAAAATATTATTAAACAATCGATCGATTTAAATAAGGAAGATACGGAAGATATTCCCACATACACGTTTGATTCACAGCATAATGTTGTAAGATATTCTAAGAAATATTTTAGAAATATACAAACAATATTTCCTTTGAAGATATCTAACACATTAACAAAAATAGGAAATGGAGCTTTTTCTAATCGTGTGCGTGCTATAGATCATGTAAAGAAAAGATTTTTTGATACTAAGTTTGATATAGAAGAACAGTATGAAGAGCTTAATACGACTGGTTCTGTATTTAATATAACAAGTGCATTTTATAATCGATTTTGTGATACGCCTGTTGACTTTACCATAATTAAAGATACAGCTGATATTGAAAATAATACAGAAAGCTTTGAACATATAATAGGTAAGAAAAAAGCATATATGAATCTTTTGACTTCTTTTGGTCATAATATAGTTGTCTATGGTGATAGTAATTTAAATGTTGGTGCATTAATTAAATTAGATTTAATAGAAGGTGGTACATCAGAAAGAAAAGATACAAGTATATACACTGGTTATTATTTTATTACTGAACTTGTTCATACTGTTGATAAAGGAAAATTTAATACAACATTATCTATAGCAAAAGATTCTCTTGATAGGCAACATAGTGAGTAAGTAATAATGACGACAACACAATATGCAGCTGAATATTTTAAACAATTTCAATTTTTCTTTGGTGTAGTTGAAGATCGAGATGATCCTAAACAGCTAGGAAGAGTTCGTGTGAGAGCATTTGGGATTCATAATGATGATAGAGATGCAATTCCAACTAGTGCTCTTCCATGGGCATTTCCTATAATGCCTTTTACTAGCGCATCAATAAGTGGTGTAGGAACAAGTCCAACTGGTCCTGTTGAAGGAACATGGGTGTTTGGATTCTTTGCAGATGGAAAACAAATGCAAATGCCAATGATATTAGGTACGATGATTGGTGCACCTGATGAATTACCAGATACACGTAAAGGGTTTTTTGATCCAAGTGGGATTTATCCTAAATTATATTCTGCTGATCCAGAGTCAGGATACTTAGAAGAAAGTGATGTCAATAGACTAGCTCGAGGAGATGCAATTGATAAAAACGAAGGCATTAATGTAGCTGGTTCTAGAGCAGGTGAAGCTACTCTCAATGTTAAAACTGATAATAGAGTAACAGATGTTCCAAAAGCTCAACCACCAAAAGCATCTTCTGTAAAAGATGGTGTGCCACCTGGTAAACATCCAGTAACTTATTTCAAACGTACTTTTTGGAATGAACCTAATCCAAGATACGGTGGAGATGTTTTTCAAGGAGTCGCGACTACAGCTCCATACAATCTACATGATGTTAGAGATAGAGGGGCAGCTCCAACTTATGGTAGTACGTCCAAATATCCTTTGAATCATGTACATGTATCAGAAACTGGGCACGTGTTTGAGGTTGATGATTCACCTAAAGCTGCAAGGATACATCAATATCATAATAGTGGAACATTTTATGAGATACAACCAAATGGAACAAGAGTAACAAAAATAGTTGG